AACAGATTTTGCAGTTACACTTGCTTCTATAAATTTAAATTGTGGGTTTCTTAATGCTATATTTGCCATCTTAAAAATCTAATGTTAGTGTAGCTATAAATAAATATAACCTTATTGTTGTGTATGTATATCTTTCATCTTTTGCGATGTACTCCCAACCAACCAAAAATCTGTTGTGTGGGAAATGAAATGCTATGCCTAATGTCCAATCCATAATTATTTTGTTCCTAATATTATACCATCTTCAACATCCAATACAAATGCTTTTGATAAATCACCTGGTAATCTTTTTAAACCAGCTTCAAATGGTTTTGTAAAAAATAGGTTTGCTTTTAAACCTTTGTTATAAATACTTCTTGCAATTAAATAAGTCATACTTTCATAACTCATAAACCTACCTTGTTTATCTCTAAATTGAAACCTTTTCTTTTTTAGCCAAGTATTGATACCTTTAGTTAAACCACCTTTTTGACCAGTACCGCTACCATATTGAAACTTTGATAATGCTGCACTTGTTTCTGGGTATGTTGAGGTTTTACCTTTTACACCTTTATCTACAAATGCACCATAATCTTCCATCAGAAATTCTAACAAAAAATCATCTTGGCTTTTATCTATAACGTAACTAACTGAATTATATAAATCACCACCACCTTTTTTATCTTTGGTTAGGTTTGATTTAGATTGCTGCACAACATACTTACCATACTTGTTTAATATTTCATCTACGTTTTTAAACTGCATTAGCAAATGTATATATCGTTGTAAATTAGTATTGTTATATCTGCTGTCCATCCAGCAAGTTCATTTTCAAACCTATCACTAAAAGGTGTTAAACTTGGATTGCCATCAAGTTGGTACATATCTGTATGCAATGTTCCCATCCTTAACTTCTGTATCAGCTTATTTAAAACCAATAGCTGCGTGTTTAGAATATCTTGTTCATTATCATTGCCAGTAAATCTATCTGTTGTTATATCTTTTGATTGGTCCACAATATCACAAGCTAGAATACTTATGTTAAACCTCAACACTTGTTCTTCTGCTGAAACACTATTTACAATCATATGTGCTAATGGAAATATGTCTTGCTTGTTTAGGTTTACTTTGCTTATGTCACCAATAGAAACTGTATTTGTAAATTCCGTACTTCTTAATTGTTCTTCTATTGTTGAAGTTAATTGATAATAACCTCTTATACCTTGTTGGCTCATTTGAAATTCTTTTTAATTCTTTTTGCTTCCATTTCTGCTTTCTCTTTTAAATACTCTAAAGTGTATAAGCATTTATGTACATTTAGTTTAGTGATATCTTCAAGTCTTCTAATATCGTTTTGAGCGAGTGCAGTGAAGATGCTTTGATACCATCCATACTTTCTTGAAAAATTTGTTCCTGCATCAAGCTGTCCATCTGTGGTGCTTCCAAATAATTCACCATAGTTTTCGATAAGTCTATTCCTAAATTGTACAAAAAAAAAATTGAACCCAATACCACATCCATAGGTATTTCTTCTAACTTTTCTTTTGCATCTAAAGTATATTCTTTAATCAAATACTTGTCACCTATCTTTTTGCTTATTGGTCTGTATAATACATTCATTGCTATTTGCATATTTTGCCAGTCACCAATGTAAGTATCCAAATCTATATACTCCCCTAAACTCATTTCATCCAAGTCTGGAATTATACCATATTCAACACCACCTATTTTAAAGGTTCTTATTAAACTTGGTTTAGCTTCAAACATATTATTGATAATCTCAACAATCCTATCTGCATCAGTTAGCTTTAATAACCTTGCACTTTTTGCATCCAGGTTACAAAATATTTCTATCATTTTACATTGTAAAAAATAACTATCATCATTGGTTTCTTGTATTTTTAGAAACTTCTGATATTGCTTTAAAGATATTTCTGATAGGTTACTTGGAATGATTAATTCAACTTTCATATTTATATAACGTTTTTAAAATGGTTTTTTATAGTAAGGTAAATATAATAAAAAAAGGTACACCATTTCTGATGCACCTCTTAAACAAAACTAACTTACTTAACTAAATCATACTTGCTTCGTGACAAGTGCCACTACACACACCTGGCTTGTCTATATCTGCACCACATTCTGTGCATTCATACTCTGGGTAATCTGGGGTACTATACCAATCCATAATATTCTGTTTTAAGTTTACCATTACGGTAATGTTCTACAATTACACCAGTACTTAAAGCTATTGTCTTGTATGGTCTGATGCTTCTTTTAATTAGGAATTTATTTATTATCTGTTTCATATCTATTCTTCTATTTCGTTAAATACTGCGTGTTCTAAACAAGATCCACATAATTCATCACTTAAATAAGATGCTTCTGCACCACAACAATTACTATACATATTCTTTGTTTTATAGTTCGTAAACTTTTTTATAAACCTCTTGTGTGTTTTTAACTGCTTTGTTATAACCTACACTAAATGCTTCTGATGCTAGGTTACTCATAATGGTTAGTAGTTCAGAGTTATACTCTATGTCTAATCCTCTTAATTTGTCGTATGCGTTTTCTAATGGCGTTTTCATATCTGTTTTGTTTTAATTATTTAACATACATTCTTGATACAACTTCTGCTGTGATAGCTCTTAAATAAGCACTACGCATTCTTCTGCAATAATCATCTTTAAACTTTTTTGGATTATCTGTAATAACATTCATTTCATTTGTTGTTACTTTTCCAGTTATTTTGTTTTCAAGTTCAATTATAAAAATCATATCTGTTTGTTTTTGTTTTTGTAAATATACGCATAATTATTAGTTATAAACACACAATTTAACAACTATTTTTAAAATAATTTATAAGTAGCTAAATATGATTAAGTTAGCTTATAAAGTAATTACCCCTATTTGGATTTTGTAGTTGATATGATACCGCATATCTGATTGCATCAATAATATGATTGAATTTATCTTGTGGTGTTTTGGACTTTTTTTCTAACCAAGAGTAATTGTTTAGTTCTTTGATTAGATTAATACTGTTTTCTTCTACAATGAGATCATAGTCTTGTAGCAATGCTATGCCATAGGTTATAGAACCTTGACCTTTTATCGCTTTGATTACATTACAACCTTTTGCTTTCAGTTCGTGTAGTAATCTTGGTTCAGCACTATCGCCCACTATAAGATGGTTCTGGGCGTGTTTAAGGTTCAGTTCAGCTATCTGTGATGTGGTAAGCCCTTTTAAGTAAAAGCATTCCTTTAAATAGATTATTTTGTTTGTGGTATCAATGTTAGTTTCTACTAATGTATTTTCATCTGATGCAAATCCGTAATCTTGTCCAAACACACTTACACCCACTTTTTTAAACTCACCTATCTTCCAGTTATTAAAAATAACTCCCTCCGCCTTTGCCAACCATCCACCAAGCATTTGATGTTTGTATTTCTCTGGCCTGCGTTTCTTAATGTTTTCTATTTGCTCTAAATAGCTTTTAGATAGGTTTTCTATGTTATCTAAATAAGTTGTGTGTATATATGATGTATTACCTTTGGTTGAGTTTGTGCCAGCTTGTACACCTTTATCTTCAAAGAACCTATTATATATCCAATGCTCTTTTGTAACTGGGTTTAAAATAAGTATTACCCTATTCTTTTGGTTTAGGTTTCTTACGCTTAAATCTATCTTGTCAAATATGTTTTCATCTTGCAGTTCTTCTGCTTCATCCATTACCCAAGTGCTAACGTTTGTTAAGGATTTTAAATTTGCAGTCTGATCCCCGCTTGATGTCTTAATACCTTTAAAGATTATTTTGCTACCTGATAGCTTATTTCGTATTTCATCTTTTGTTATATGAAAAACATTTTGCAGGTTAAGCGTTTCTATCTTGTCTATAAATTCTGGTATAATAGATATGTATGCAGATGATAATGTAAACCTTGTAAATAGAATTGTGTGCCCAGCTTCAAAAGTAAGCAACAACAATAACAAGTTTATAGAATACGATTTACCAGAACCACGTCCACCAGTTACAATATAATACCTGGCATCTGATGTTTGGATAGGGTTATACTTTGGATCTACCTCTATCACTTAAATTTGATAATATCCTTAAAGTTAATATTGAAACCATCTGTTGATGTAATATCTACACTTTCTTTAGGTTTACCATATCTGTAACCGAAGTATAATGACATAGCACGACTATCACCTTTTAGTATCTGCTTGCCTAGTGTTTTAATTACCTCATCATTATCAATAAGGTTGTCAAGTTTTTCTATTAGTTTTAGTTCGTCTGCTTTCTTTGGTCTACCAGCACCTTCCCTTGCACCACCGTTATTTTTTCTTTTATCCATTTGATAGAAATTTGTTTATTCAATTATATAACGTAATTAAACATTGTTTTTATTTAGCTTTAATTTTAACAGTCTTTCTCTTATTGCTTTTCTTTCTTTACCCTTTGGTAATTTGTCTAATAGTTGTTGTAGCTTTTGTATTAGTTTCTTGCTCATAGCTTTTCTATTTCGTTTAGTACTTCTTGATAGTATTCTAT